TTTTACAATGAATTTGGTGACGGTACAACATTCCCACAAGTTATGTTAGATGGAAAAAAATTGGGAGGATGTGTTGACTCAATCCGATACCTCCAAGAAAAAGCAATCCTCTGATCTACCCATAAATAGAGGTGTAGAATTAATACTTGCTAAAGGAGGAGTTCCGAAATCTCAGAGAGTTAAACCATTTGGTATACGGTTTAGCAAAATTATTTCTATTCTAAAGAGAGAGATACATTTCACTTTTGAGTTTTCTTTTAAATTTACTAAAAAAACAAAAAAATAGTGGAGAAGTGCCATGTCAGAAACGTTAGTACTCAGTCTAACCATGACAATTCTAGGATCTACCATATCACTTTTAGTCGGAGGTGTAATTGGATGGATCGCAAGACAAGTCACTTATGAGAATACACCACAGACAGTGTATGCTCACCCAGAAATGTTCGATGAAAATGGTAATCTTATGCCTGATGAAATTGTCGCAGTGAGGTTTGAAAAAAATGACAACAACGAAGAAACCGAGGAAGACGACTAGAGCGTCTACACCCATAGAGGATCTTCCACCAAATCCTTTTGTATTTGAAGTTCTGAATGTAGTAAACAAACAGAGATCAACTGCAAAGAAAGTGGAAGCACTTAAAAAATTTGAACACGATTCATTAAAAGCACTGTTTATATGGAACTTTGATGAAAGTGTTATATCATTACTCCCACCAGGAGAGGTGCCCTATTCAAGTCTCAAGGATGAACAGAATAGCACTGGCACCTTATCTACCAAGATAGGTCAACAAACCTCTACTATGGAGTTTAATAATACTGTAAATACCAATCAAGGTTTTACAACACTTCGTAGAGAGTGGACAAAGTTGTATAACTTTATCAAAGGTGGTAATGATAAACTGAATGGTCTTCGTAGAGAGACTATGTTTATTCAAATTTTACAGGGCCTACATCCACTAGATGCAGAGATCTTATGTTTAGTAAAGGATAAAGAACTCCAAAAGAAATATAAGATCACTAGGTCTATGGTTGAGGATGCATATCCAGATATCACTTGGGGTGGAAGATCATGACCTTAGATGTAATTCACAAGGAATGTGATCGTAATTTATCGAAAGACAAGAAACTACCAAAGGATTCTTTCTTGGTAGTTTACAAAGTCAAAGATGAAATTAAACATGACATCACAAGAGCAGGATCTATGGTTGAGATCTTTGATCATTATCATGATAACTTTGACGGAGTTGTAAGTATTACATGGACAGACGGAATCGTTGACCCAAGGACTTACTTAAAATCAAAAACAACTTCAAGTAAAAAACCTGCTGAGAGAAAGAAAAGAAAAAGAGAGGACAGGAAAGATGGGTAAAGATTTAAACATTAATTTAAACCTAGATGAGTTAGGTCCTATCAAGAAACAATATAAAAAACTTAAAAAATATATGAAGTCTTCCATCTATGAAGTTAGAATGATGAACGGTACAGAGAAAACCGTTACTAATTTGTTAAAAGAAAATGAAAATGTAACAGAAACTACATAAATGGTTGACTATATAGTGTGGGTATGCTAACATACCTTTACGTTCATCCTCTTAGGAGGACGCAAGTAAGCCGACACGGAACGGGTTCGTTCATCCCTTCGGGGACGCAAATGCCGACTGAAGGAACGGTCTAAACAACCTCATCCTACAGGAGAAAACCGATGGCACAAGTCACTTATCGTGGAGTCAAGTATGACTCCGAAGAGTACCGCAACATGGTACAAGCGGAAGCACAGCAGAGAAACTTCGATCTTATGTATCGTGGAATCAAAGTAAAACGCAAATTCGCTTCAAAGAGTTAACGGTACTCTTATAGAAGAATCGAAGGGGGTTGTACCCCTTCTTTTTTTGTGCTATAATATAAGAGTCAGAGAAATACTGACTGCGGTTATGCCCTTTGGTAGGTTCAGCATAAGCGGCTATAGGAATCTACCAATCATATTATATTGATTATGGATAGAGCAAAACTAAAAAGAATGGTTCTTGATCTAGAATCACTAGTTGATGAAATTAAAGCAGAAGTCTACTCTGACGTAGACCTATATAAAAGTCCACCTGCAACGATCCTACAAGATTATGATGAGGTGTTAGATGATGATGACGGTTACCCCGATTAAACATGACAGTTAATTTAATTAGTATCACTCCTGATGCGGAACAGACTATGGCATATATTGCTAGAGTTTCTAATCCGTCTAATCAAGATAATGAAAAATATGCAGGACTCTTAAAGTATTGCATTAAACATAACCATTGGTCTGTGTTTGAACAATCTACAATGACACTAGAAATAGAAACTACTCGTGCAATTGCTGCACAAATATTACGTCATAGGTCATTTACGTTCCAAGAGTTTTCTCAAAGGTATGCACAAACTAATTCTTTAGGTGATATAGAACTTCCAGAACTTCGCAGACAAGATCAGAAGAACCGTCAGAATAGCACTGATGATCTAGATCCAAATGTGATAGACACACTGAACAAACAAATGAAAACTTTGTTTGACTCATCTCTTGCATTGTATAATCAAATGTTGGAGTTGGATGTTGCAAAGGAATGTGCTAGAATGGTATTACCATTATGCACTCCTACAAGAATATACATGACAGGATCATGTCGTTCTTGGATTCATTATATCAACTTAAGATCTGCACACGGAACACAGAAAGAACACATGGATATTGCAGAAGCATGTCGTAAGGTGTTTACCGAACAGTTCCCCACTGTATCTGAAGCCCTTGAATGGGTCTAAATAACTTTACAAAACTTAAACACTTATGCCTACTTATCCTGTTAAAAATTTAAAGACTGGTGAAACTAAAGAACTCATGATGTCTATGAAACAATATGATGATTGGAGAAAAGATAATCCAGATTGGGACAAAGACTGGTCTCAAGGTGCTGGAGCAGTGGTTAGTGGAGTTGGAGATGTCAATTCAAAGACCGACGGAGGATGGAATGAAGTCTTATCAAAGGTAAGTCAAGTTCCAGGATCAAACGTAAAACCACATAAAACAGTACACTTCTAATGCCAACAAAGAAAAGGAAGAATGGAGATCCCGTTAGTGGGATTGGTAGTATGAGTGCAAAGAGATTAAAAAGAAAGAAACCCATTAATACAGATGCGATGGTTGATATTCAACCATTAACAAAAAGTCAAGAAAGATTTTTTGAAGCATACAAAGAGGGTAAAAACATATTTGCATATGGTTGTGCAGGAACAGGTAAAACTTTTGCAGGATTGTATCTTGCTTTAAAAGATGTTCTTGATCCCATAACACCATTTGAAAATGTATATCTTGTTAGATCTTTAGTATCTACTCGTGAGATTGGTTTCCTACCTGGAGATCATGAGGATAAATCTTTTCTATATCAAATCCCATACAAACATATGGTAAAGTTTATGTTTGAGATGGCAGATGATACTGAGTTTGAGTTACTCTACGGTGCATTGAAAGGGCAAGAAACGATTAAGTTCTGGTCTACATCATTCATTCGTGGAACAACACTAGATAACTCTATCATTCTTGTTGATGAAATGCAGAACTTGAATTTTCATGAACTTGATAGTATAATAACAAGAGTTGGTGAAAACAGTAAGATTATATTCTGTGGTGATGCATCTCAGACTGACCTTACAAAGACGAATGAAAGGAATGGTATTCTAGAATTTATGAAAATCATTTCTGCTATGGAGCAAGACTTTGCTTCTATTGAATTTGGTATTGAAGATATTGTCCGTTCTGGATTAGTCCGCAATTACCTCCTTGCTAAAACAACTTTAGGTATGTAATGTTTACACATTTAGATTATTTGTCAGAGAATGTTGATCTTGAAACTGTGGCAATTGACGGTACTCGTTTTTATATAACTCCGTCTGGTAAAAAGTATCCCTCGATCACTTCTGTAACAAGTTTCTACAATCGTGATATCTTCATTAAGTGGAGAAAAAAAGTTGGAGAAGAGAAGGCAAACAAGATCACTAGGGAATCTACTTTTAGAGGAACTAAGTATCATGATGTAGTAGAGCACTACATGAACAATGAGGATATCAATGAATTGAAGATTCTCCCTTCTACAAAATTTCTATTCTTGCAATCCAAGCAACATTTGGATCGCATAAATAACATACATGCTCTAGAGAAGTCGATGTATAGTGACTATCTGGGGTTGGCGGGTAGAGTAGATTGTATCGCAGAGTTTGATGGCGAGTTAGCGGTAATAGATTTTAAAACTGCAAACAAAATTAAACCAGAGGAATGGATTGAAAACTATTTCGTGCAGGAAACTGCATACGCATGTATGTACTTTGAAATGACTGGTATTCCAGTTAAAAAATTGATTACTATTATGGTGGCGGAAAATGGAGACTGTGTTGTCTACGAAAAAAGGAACAAAGGTGAGTATATTAAACTTCTTACCAAGTACATTAGAAAGTTTGTCGATTACAAAACAGGAACACATGGCAAGTAAAGACAAAAAAACAGATGATAAACTTGATGATGTCATTAAGGAAAAATTCTTATGCAAGCAGAGGTTTACAGACGAGGTTGAGCAACTAGTGAAGACCTACAAGTTTAATTACATTGATGCTATTCTTACATTCTGCGAAGAGAATAAGATTGAATTGCAAGCAGTTTCTAAATTGATTACAAAACCAATGAAAGAAAAGTTAAAGTATGATGCCATGCAACTTAACTTTTTAAAGAAAACTTCAAGAGCAAAACTACCTTTATAATGCCTAGTAAATCTGAATTAATGCACTATCGCCTACAGGCATGGATCAGAGAAAATAAATCAAACAAAGATTTAAAATATCT